GGGGCCGCCGAATGAACCTCCTGCAGAGAATCGTTGCTGCCGTCACGTTATCGCTGGCGGCAGCGGGCTTCACCGTCAACGAGACCGGCCTGCCTGCGCCGGTCGAACGTGCCGCAATCATCGCGGGCCTGATGGTCCTCACGCCTGAAATGGAGGGCACGGTCTACGAGGCCTATCCCGATATGGGTGGTGTCTGGACGATCTGCACCGGCCACACGAAAGGCGTGCGGCGCGGCGACGTGGCCACCCCTACCGAGTGCGCCGCATACCTGCAGGGCGACATGGGCGGCGCAGTCGACTTTGTCATGCGTACCGTTCCCAGGGCGACGATCTGGCAAAAGATTGCGCTGGCCGATTTTGTCTACAACGTCGGGGCCTCGGCCTTTATCAAGTCGACGATGTACCGGCTGGCGATCGCTGGCCAGTGGCCGGCCGCCGCTGAGCAGTTCCGGCGCTGGACGTTCGTCGCGGGCCTTGACTGTCGAATCCCGGCGAACAAGTGCCCTGGCATTCCAAAGCGCCGCGAGGTGCAGCGTTCTCTATTTCTGGTGGGCCTATGAATCGATTGATCGCAGGGCTTATCGCCCTGGCGGCGCTCCTCGGCGTGTTCTATCTCTGCGGTTACGTCAACGGCGTAACCAACGAGCAGGGCAAGGCCAAGGACGCCGAGGTCAAGCAACTGCGCGAGGCCTTCGAACAGGGCCGGGCGGCCGGCACCGTGCGCGACGTGGTCGTCACCAAGTACGTCGACCGCGATCGGATCATCTACAAGACCGGCAAGACCATCACCAAAGAGGTTCCCGTCTATGTCACTCCGGCAGCTGATGCAGCCTGCACTCTTACTCGCGGCTTTGTCCGGCTGCACGACGCCGCCGCCGCAAATGTACTTCCCGGACCCGCCGAGCCTGCTGATGCAGGACCCGCCGGAGTTGCGCTCTCTGGCGCAACCGAAGTCGTCGCCGACAACTATGCCACCTGCCACGCGACCCGAAATCAGCTCGTAAGCCTGCGCGATTGGGTGCGTGAGACTCACGCCAAAGTGAATAACGGAAAAGGGAGTTCAGGCGATGAATGACGCCGATCAGAAGTTCGAGGCAGTCCTTGCCGGCCTGGGTCTTCCCGGCCCGCGTGTAACGCTGGCAATGGTTGAGGAGATCCTCGCCACGGTCACTTATGACACTCGCGTTATCAAGGGCACCACCTGCACGCAGGCGGTGGCCATCCTGCCCAGCGGTTTTGTCCTGGCAACTGGCCAGGCAGCCTCGGCAGACCCGGCGAACTTCAATCCGGCGCTCGGCATCGAGCGGGCCATCAGCAAGGCCCGCGACCTGGCGCGCGATGCAATCTGGCATCACGAGGGTTATCGCCTGTCCCAGGCGCTGTACGAGACGCGCCACGACAAGGCCAGCGCCGCGCTGCAGCAGATCCGAACAGTCCTTGGCCGCCCGGCCGTGGATGCGGTCGACTCACAGGATGCGGGGGCGTCAGCGTGAGTCGGCCGCGCAAGGTGCATGGCCTCAACCCTGAGGACGTGCAGACAGAGGAGCTGGAGAGCTTCCTCGAGGCGCTGGCCCGCGAGCTGCTCGAGGGAACGGGGTCGCCGCGGCCTGCCGGGCTGATGCACCACCATGGTGCGCCGGCCTGGAATTTTGGGTCCTCCCCGGGCGGGGGGCCTCTCACGGGGCGAAACACCGCCGCGTTCGCTCGTGTCTGATCGGATTTTTCCGGTCCCTTCTTCAATACCCGAAACCCGCCGCCCAGCGACCCACCTGACCGTGAGGCCAGGCGCGGCGCGGTTTTGCGTATTCACGTAAAAGCGCAAAAACGTAAAAACGCAAAGGACCAATTGCGTTTTTACGTTTATGCGTTTAGCCGTCGAGGTCCTTTCTACCAATGGGCAAGATCATCAGCCGAAAGGAGCTGGCTGACCTGATCGGGAAATCCGAGCGGTGGGTTAGCAAACTGATCGAGGACGGGCTCCCTGTCGCCGGAGGTGGCGGCAAGGGCAACCCCCTGCAGATCGATAGTCAGCGGGCCATCGAGTGGCTCATCACGCAGGCGCTGCGGAATGAGATCGGCGACGACGAGGACGAGGACGGCTCGGGTGGCGGGGCCAAATCTGAGGATCGCCTGCTCAAACGGGCGCGCCGCGAAAAACTGCAAATCGAAATCGACCTTGCCCGCTCCCGTCTGGTGCCGGTCGACGGGGTCGTGTTCTTCCTGAATACCATTGCCGCGGTTTATGCGACGCAGCTCGACGCTGTGGCGAGCCGCTTGGCAAGCGACCTGGCGGTAATCGATGACCCTGCCGAAATCCGAGCAAAGCTATTTGACGAAATGCGGCGGATCCGCGCGTCTACTGCCGACCGTCTCGAACAAAGATCACAAGAGCTCGTTGCTCAAGCTGGCAGTCTCGATATCGACACTATCGAAGACGGTGAAAGCACCGCCGAGGCGGACGGCTGACGAGTGGGCTCGAGACAGCCGGGTTATGCCATCGACCGCGCCGATTCCCGGACCGTTCAACCCTGACGCGAACCCGTACATGCGCCCCGTGGCCTGGGCGTTCGCGCAGCCCTGTTTCTCCCGGGTCACGTTTGTGATGGGAACGCAGATGGGCAAGTCGGTCACCATGGAAAACGTCTGTGGCCACCGGCTTGACGAGGACCCGACGCCGATCATGTACGTTGCGCCCACGGCGCCGCTCCTCAAAAACACCGTTGTCCCGAAGTTTATGGACATGATTAACGGCTGTGAGTCGCTGCTCAAGAAGTACCGCGAGGCCGCCTCGTCGACATTCGTCAAGTGGATCGGCGCCGCCAAGCTGCGATTCGCCTGGGCCGGTTCGCCGACCGAGCTGGCCGCCGACTCGGCGGGCTTGATTCTGGTCGATGAGGTCGACCGGATCGTCAACACGAAAGAGGGCGACACGCTCGAGATCATCGAGGCCCGTGGCGATGCCTATGTCGACTCGAAGGTCGGCTACACGGCTACCCCGCTGCGCGGCAAGATCAGCAAGAGCCTCGACGAGCGCACCGGTCTTTGGCATTGGGATATCGCAAAGCCCGAGGCTGTCGGCTCGAAAATCTGGAAACTTTGGCAGAGCGGAACCCGGCACGAGTGGGTGGTCCCGTGCCCGCACTGCGGCGAATATTTCGTGCCCTGGAGCGATCTGCTGTGGTGGCCAGGCAAGGGCACTGCCGAGGAGTGCTCGCCCGACGAGGCTGAGCAGCATGCTCGGCTGACCTGCCCGAACAGCGGCTGCATGATCGAGGATAAGTGGCGCCCCTGGATGAACAAGCGCGGCCAGGCTGTAGCCCCTGGCGAGAGCGTCAAGGCTGTGGACGGCAAGCCAGCGCTAAGCGGCCTCGCCGACACCGAGGGGTTTACGCATTACTCAATCTGGATCTCGGGGCTGTGCAGCTTCGCGGCAAAGAAGTCCTACGGCTTCCTTGCGAAAAAGCTGCTCGGCGCTATGCGCAGTGGCGATGCCGCGACCCTGCAGGGCGTGTACAACACCGGTTTCGGCGAGTGTTACTCCGAAGTTGGCGACGTGCCAACGTGGGAAGCGGTCAAGGGCGAGCGCTACGGCTACCCCGAGGGGCGCGTCCTACTGCCGCCTGAGCGGATTTTCTGCACGGTCGACGTGCAGAAACGTGGCCTGTATTACGTGGTAAGGGCCTGGTATCCGGCGATGGGCTCGGCTCTTTTGGAGCATGACTATCTGGTGGGTGATACCGATCGCGAGGAGGTGTGGGACGCCCTGGGCGATGTGCTCGAGCGTGAGTTCGACGGCTACCCGATCACGTTGATGGGCGTCGACATCGGCTATCGAGATGATGAGGTTTACAACTTCATTCATAGCCACCCGGGCCGAGTTATCGCCATGCGGGGCCGAGAATCGCTGCCCATGCCGTTCAAAAAGGAATTGGTCGAGCAGAACAAGCTCGGCAAGGTCCGCAAGCGTGGCGACAGCCGCTGGGCGTTCGACACAACACTCGCGAAACGATGGGTACATAGCCGCATCGGCGTCCCTGACAACCGCCCCGGGTGGTGGTTGCTGCACCAGCAGGTGAGCAACGACTACTGCAAGCAGATCGTAGGCGAGGAGTGGAGCGAGGAGGAGGGCAAGTTCAACAAGGTCGGGGAGAACCATTACCTCGACTGTGAGGGCATGCAATACATCCTCGCC